CATTCTGTTTCTGAAGGCAATTGGTAAACTGAAAACAGTAGAACCTGATTGCTCAGCAGCTTCCTCATATTGAGAGAATAATTTACCCCATTGTTGTCCTGGCTTCAAATACTTAACAGGCATAAATGCTTGTGGATCATCTGAGTTCATTCTTACAGTGTAGACAGTACCATCACCATGTTTAACACCTTGGTTTTGGATACGAACTTGGTATTTCTTGTTAGAAGTACCTGGCATGATAACATCCCCTGGTAAGTACCAGTTTTCATCAAGTTTAATCTTGAAGGTCTTTTTGAATTTTCCAGGAGTCAAGTTGCTAGCAATCTCAACATTTTCTACAACAACTAGAGGTCTAGTGTTTGCACCTTTTAATTCCCATTCCCATTCTGTGTTACCAATAGTTTCTTCTGTTTTAGAGTTACCCATCAACAAAGAAGACATTGGATTATCAGAATAATAGTTTTGAGCAGAGAACAATTTGTCCATCTCTCCAAGAATACGGTGTGGTTTAGCAATAAGAGCAGCTCCTAAATGAGATTGCTCTGTCATGTTGGCATTCCACTCCATCTCTTTAACGAGAAGCTTACTTCCTAATGTAGCCATTTTGATTTAATTTTAGTTAGTTATTTATTTGATTAATCCTCTAGCATATCCCAGAGGGCCTTTTTATTGGATTTGTGACCTCCACTTTCTGAATTTGACATTTCTTTTCTGTCTACTCTTTCAACAGCTTCTTTGATACCTCTTGCAGCTTGAGTTTGTTTCTTTCTCTCAATAGCACTAAAATCAAAATCTGTTTTTAAAAGTTTAGCTAAAAGAACTATCTTATCTTTATCAGCCATTACTTTGAATAGATCAGCCTGCATTTCACTTACATATCTACCATCTTGTAATTCTACAGTAGGTTCTGAGATATAAGTAGGAAGAGCTGCTTTATCTTGTTTAGAGATTGGCAATCCTCCAGCTTCATTCAAACTATTAATGTGAGAGGTAATGTTTGTCTTATACTCTCTAGCTTGTTTCTTTTTGTTTTCAAGAACTTGTTTTTGTCTTTCAACTTGACCTGCAGTTTCATTTTCTTGTTGAGCTACAATCTTATCAAAAGCTTTTTTAGCAACACCCTCTAATTTATCCTTCTCTTTTAAGAATTCAATTTGAGTGTCTATATCATCTTGATCATACCCTTGGTTTTTAAGGTCCATAGATATAGCAAGAATTTGTACATTCTCATCATCAATATTACTATTCTTATTGATTCCTGAAGTAGCATGTTGAACCATTTTACCTAATAGTTCTCCAACATCTCCACCTTTAGAAGCAAACTTAATCAAGTCTTTAATGTCTTGAGGTAAGTCTTTAATAGTAGCTTCTACTTCTGATTCTAAGGCTTTCTCCCAAGAGTCTTCAAGTAAGTGCTCTGCTTCTTCTTCAGAAAGTTCTTTACCCTCTTCTAATTCATAATCAACTAAACCTCTTTCTTTAAGAAACTCAAGAGTTTGTTTGTTGTTTACATTAGTTACAGGTTCTTTTTTACCTGCAGGAATACCCTCTTCTTCAGATTCATCTTTAATAGAAAGTTTTTCAAAACTTTTGAATTGATCATCAACCAACTCTTGTTCTTCTTTTTCCTCTTTTTCTTTTGCAAGAGTTTCTTCTGTTTTAGCCTCATCTTTAGGGGCTATCTCTACTACATCTACATCTAGATTAGTTTCTCCGAAGAAATCATGTTGCTGTGATGAATCATCCCAGCCTGCAAATTGGTCAATGGTTTTCTCTGTTCCACTCATAGTTGTGACAAATTTAAGTTTAATTATTTAATAAATTACATATTCAAAATTAAGTTATTATAATTAAAGTATAATAGCTTTATTTTATTTTGTTGCTCCCTTTTGAGCAATTTCTTTTGCTTTAAGTTTATTCTTCTCTTTAGCATCTTGAATTTGATGATCTATTAATCTAGCTTGATTAGCAACTTGTGCTCTTTTGATTTCAGCATCAACTCCATGTCTAGCCACTTCAAGTACATCAGGTACACCATCATTATCTTGATCTTTATTAACATCAAATCCCATAGAAAGAATAGTTTGTTTTTGAATCTCAGTTTTTCTTCTTTCCTCCTCTTTAAGAACAATCATATCTGCTTCATGTGCCCACTGTTCTTTTTCATGTTCTTGTTGTTTTGCAGCCATATCTGCTTTAGCTTTTTCTTGAGCTTGAGCCTGTGCTTGTTCTCTCTCTGATCTGAGTTCTTCAGAAACAAGTAAAGCTTCTTCAGCTTCTTGAATACTGTCTTGTTTAATAACTTTAAGTACATCTGATAATTCAATTTTTTGGTTCTGCATTGCAGCATGTGCCAATTGTTGTATAGTTTGTTTAATCTCTTCTGACATAGAAGAGTCTTCCATAAATAAACCTAGAGTACTTTCATCTAACAAGTTAACATCCATCTGTAACATCTCTAAAGACATATCATCTAGAATATAAGATATTTGTTTTTTATCTGAGTTAGCATAAGCTACTTTAGCAATATCAAGAAGACCTTGAAGTACATTTCTTTTAATACAGTTATGTAAGTCAAAGTAAGGTTCAAGCATGTGTGAAGTTTGAACCAGGTTTTGTTGGTTATTAGAAACTCTTTCAGATACTGAGGTTTGTCCTAACACTGGGTCAGTTATACCTACAGACTTACCACACTTTTGTTCTAGGTAATCTGCAAGTTGAATGTATTTCTGAATATCAGAAGCTAAAGATAAATCTAAAGTCTTAGCAATAGTATTTACATCAGATTGATTCATCCCTTCTTCATCAGGATTGTACCACATAAAAGGAGTACTCTCAAAGAAGTATTGCCATTTTTTAAGGTCAATTCCAGAGTCAGTAGGAATAGCATTGATATTCATTAAAATCTTTTTACCTTTATCTGAAGCTAGGAGTAACTCTAATCTATACATTACTATATTGTAATAGTATTGATAGACTTTCATTCTATCCATTACAGAAGTAGGTTGAGAGTTGATATTATCATAGATAGCACCATAGTAAGGTAAATGACATTTGTAGATATTATCCATATCTTTAAATTGCCCTGGAATAGGTCTCATCTCTTTGTAAATGTGCATACCAATTTTGTATCCTTCATATACTTCAGGAATCCATTCCCATTTGATTTTTACATCTCCATTCTCTTTGTTTAACTTGTAAGACTCATCTACCATAAACTTGGTTTGAAGAATTCCATCTTCATCAATGTAATCTAACCAACCTATTTTTCTAAGGCCTTTAAATACACAATGCAATACTCTTACTGCATTCTTATCTTCATAGGTTAGGTATTCATCAAAGTTAAATAAGTTATCATGTACCCTTTGAGTAATATGGTGATTATAGTTTCTCCAAAGAGTGTCTATTTCATGATCAGTTAATTCAAAAGTCTGTACAATTTGAGAAGGGTGCATTCTGTATTCTGCTGCTGCCCATTCTCCTTGTTCAATATAATCAAGGTCAGAAGCTTTATCACAAGAAAATCTTACTGGGTTAACTACTTTTAAAGCAGGTTCTCCATTAACTATTCCTAACCAATATACTTCATAAGCAGAGATTAATCCATGTTTCCAACCATTATTAAATTTCTTTTTAGCATCAAGTTTTTTAATAAGGTAATTAAGGATTTGTTGTCCTTGTACTTCAGCAGGGTCTCTGTGGTCCCTTTTCATATAAGCTCTAACTTTATCTGGAGTTGCTGCTTCAATTTCAGCTTGCATCTTTTCTTGAAGTTGTTGCATCTCTTGTTCAGAAAGTTCTCTTCCTTGCATTTGAGCTTGAAACTCTGCTTCTTTTTGTTGTTTAATGGGAGCCATTACAGTATTTACAACAAAATCTCTAATTCTTTTATTCTCCTCATCTATTTTTCTATTTGAGGCTTCTTTGTTGGTAGCAATTACTCTATAACCAAAAGGTCTTTTCATTTCCATACCAATCAAAGCTTTTACTCTGTAAGAGCAAATATCTCTGTTTGCCATTTGAGCTGGCATCTCTCCTTGGTCTGCACCATAAGGTGTAGCCACATAAGCAAAATCTGAAAGGTCTATGATGTTGTTAAACAAGTCATAGTTTACCCTCATCCTCTTATACTCATTCACCCCTCCATATCCTATAGATAAGAAGTTGGCTTTAGTATCATACATGTCAATCTTTTCTCTATACCAAAGGAATTTATTATCTTCCTTTTCTTTTCTACTAAGTCTCTCAGTAGAGTATGATTTGGGTTGTGTAACTGGTTGATTCATTTGCTTAAAAGATAAGTATCCACAAAAGTAACAATTATTTTAGTGATTGTAGTGAATTTCTGTTATTATTTTTAGAGTACATTGTATCCATCATAGCTAATAGTTGCTTAGCTTTATCATTTCCTTTTGTCTTAGGTTGGTATTCTTTCCCATGTAAATCTTCTTGGTCTTGAAACATTACTTGCATAAGTGCCATGACCCTATCAAAGTTTCCTTTTCTGTTATACCCAATTAATTCTTCCAAGAGTCCAATAGAATAAATTTGATCTAAGGCTCTAATAGGCATACCTTCATCATCAAAATCAAGTGTTTCTAGTAACCAGGATTTGATATACTTTTCACCTGCATCTTTAAGTTGATCAATCATGTGACAACCATATACCCTATTTACTTTAGAATTCTTCACATTCTTCTTAATAACCTCATCAGGTTGATAAGCAAGGTAGTGTAGTTGCTTTCTTCTTCTAAAGTAATCCTTAACATGGGTCACCTCATTTTCATGCATTATAGTGGTGTTATAAAGTTCTGCAAATAATCTACAAATGTAGTTTACATCATCTGCTTCCCCAGGTCTTCCCACATATTCAGCAACAATTATTCTCTTAGTTCTGTCTCCTATAATAACACTCTTATACACATAAACAGCAGCAAGTGAAGATCCTTTATCTTGTCTGTAAGGGTCATACCCTATCTTATAAGCACCTCGCATTGGAATTTCAGCAGGGTACTCATAGATAACAGG